TTCAGAAACCTTTACCTCATCCATATTGATGTCAACAGACTTTCCATTGTCGTCCATAATAATGGCTTCATTGACAATTTCATCAATTGCAGTTTCGAGTTCTGGCTGCATAGCCATTTCTCGATATCGGGTAATGAGTTCTATTTCATTACGAACAACGCCATCCATATCCACGTAGGTTCCATAGTAAGAACCTGACTGGATGGTTACTGCTCCATCATCATTGGATTCGGGAACGAAAGATTTAAGCTGATCATTTACGGATGATCGCTCTTGTTTAAGTCGTTCTTTCTGTGTTGTGAGAGTTATCCCGAAAAGGGTAATCGCCATTCTATACTCCAATGTAAAGTTAGTGTCCTTAGTCTCAGGACCGAGGACACTAACCTATTTAGTTCAATTAAAATACTGGTACGTTTCTGGTTGGAATTGCTCCACCAGTTGCACCAGAATCTGAAGGATTGCTTTCCCACCACTGGTATGCAAATGTTACAGCATATTCTTCGATTGTATCATTTGCTGCCCAATCAACTTCAATCGGAGAAATATCCATTGGGAACATTCCGATAAAAGTGTACGACTTTAGGGCTTCGCCTGTTTTTGCATATTGCGTTACAGACGCCTGTGTGGTATAAGATGTTGGTGAAGCGAAGGCAGGATTTCTTAGGTTCCCTCTATGAGAGTTCAATCCATTCATCCACATCTCGAAAGCGTTACGAAGCTTGAAATCTTCGTCATTGATAATTGTGACAGTCCATTCTGTGAAAATTCTATTTCCGGCAAACTTCAATTCACGTCCAAAGTAGTTTAGTGGAACCTGATTGACAGTTGATCCGGGTAGCTGTGCTGCTCGACAAAAGAATGACATTTGTTCTGCAACGCCCAATCCATTTGAACCGCCTCCGTTTCCGGCAGCATTTCCTGATGTCGCTACGGAAGGAAAGGACATTGATACTTCAAATAGATTTGGTCTCGCACCGTCTAATGATAAAGTTGATCGGAAAGCGCCGATATCGAAAGGCATATTTTATACTCCTGTTTTTCGTCTCTAGTATTTATGAATTTGGTTGGAGGGATCGGAGTTGCCAGAAAGATTATTGACAACTCCGATCTTATTTGTTAAGTCCGACCAACAATCTCGTCGAAGCTTACGCCAGTTCTAGTAGCAACGAAATTCAACTGAATGAAGTTAATTGAACGTGCTGGCTTGATGTAAATGTCACCGATGAATTCGTTTCGATCAATGACTTCTGGTGTGTTGTTTGTTTCGTTACATACAACACGGAAGTCAAAGATACCACGTCTTCCCTGAACATCTCTTAGGTATGGTTCAACCAGAGAAACGAACTGAGCACGAGTAAATGCATCGTTGAATTCGAATAATGAATACTGAGACGCCTTAGCAATAGCTCTTTCAAGAACAATGAACAGTCTTCTGACATTGATTCTATCGAATGCAGAAGGCTTAGAAAGCAGTGTCTTGTCTCCAAACAGAACAGTTCCCTGTCCCGGAAGAGAAATGACAGGATTAATGCCATTCTTATACAGAATATCTCTGTTTGTCTTATTTGGGTTCCATGCAAGCTTGATTGCATTCTTGATGACACCTCTGTTCAGGCCCGCTGGCGAGAACCAAGGATCGCGGTCATAGTCTGCACGAACACACAGACCAGCAATATCACCGTTTAGAGGGACCCAACGATATACATTGTTGTACTTGTCGAACTGATACTTCCAACCACTATCCATAACACCATAAGAAGTTGATGTGATCGCATTTCTTTCACCGACGATGTTATTCGCTGTGTTTGTGTTGTCTGGCTGATTTACAACATTTGCTCTACTTGGAGATGCAAAGAATACCGCATCCTTTCTGTATTCTGCAATATTGTCTGCAACATAAGAAACAACTGTTGTTCCATGACCAGAAGTCATGATCAGAGAGATATCAACATCTTCTGCGTTCTTGAACTTGTCGTATCCAGCAGAAATTTCTGCTGTTGTTGAGGTGTTGTAAGAACCACCAGATAGACTTAGAGAGCTTGCAACGTTTAGCTGATCACCAAATGTAGTATTAGCAGCAGTCGCACCCCAATTTTCTGTATTGTTGGTTGGGTGAGACAGCCACCAGATATACTTTGAACTGTCGTTAATAACGTTTACGTAGTAGTTAGAAGAGCCATCGTCTCTCTTAGCATCGGATGCCTTAGAAACGAAAGCAAATCTTTCAAGAACTGTATTTGCAGTTCCAGAGAACTTACCATCTTCGTCTACAACAACGATATGCATTTCATCGTTTACGCCGTTCTGATTTGCGGCATATGTTGATGTTCCGGGTGCTCCGTTGAAAATGCTTGAGTATTCCCAAGAAGAGAAGTTTGCAGTATTTGAGCCAGAGTACACTGATACCTTTAGTGAACTTCCTAGTTCACCGGCATACTTTGCTGCCCACTCTGCGAAGGTAGAGCCCTTGTGGTTTTCTTCGTAGTCTGTTCTATTCTTGATCAATCTTCCTGTTGTGTTGGAAGTAGCATTGAGCATAGTAGCAGTAGCATTTGCTCTTACCACTCTTAGGTCTCTGCCGTATCCGAGGAAGTTTGCTCCAGTGAAAAAGTCTACGAATGTATTTGCGTCTGGTTTTCCATATAGATCAACTAGTTCGATTTCATTAGTGATTGTTCGAACTTCATCAATTGGTCCCCAAGCAAAAGAACCGACTAAAGCACCAGTAGTCGTTCCCACTGCGGGAACAATTCCTGTCAAGTCGATTTCTGAGTAGTTAACTCCTGCTGAAAGTTGAAAAGTCATAGGTATACACTCCTTTGGTATCCATTAAATATTCTTAGTCTTACTTATTTATGCTTTTCAAGTCTTTCAAAAACGTCTATTGTAACCCCAATCATAGTTGAGATCGTCGAGTGGATACTTTCTGCTCAAGTCTTCTAGCCAGAGTTCTCGATCATCCATGTACTGATCATTGTCAAGATTGCGTAGACCATCATCGATCTGGATCATTGGCATTAATTCTGAATCCAGAATATTCATCTGTTCCTTCTGAAGAACCTGTCTGATATCCTGTCCAACATTGTCTCTGAAATAGCTCTGAGAAGTCAACCATGCGAAATTCACAAGGGTCATCACCAGATCGTCATTTTTACCTGCTTCTGCTGCATATGAAGATTTGCTGATGACAAAGCTCGTAAGCTCTGATATAGTCTCGATATCATGAGTGATGATCTTGTCGCTCTCCAGAAGGATTTTCAGATTTGCACAACCAATCTTCTTAGTCTGGACTGTCTGCTTAAGTCCGAGATTAGTCTTCTTGTTACCGGCAGACATTTTCTGACCAGTCTTTGATGCCGGTTTGATGCGGATCATGTTCTCGTAATTGAAGTCGTTATAAAGTATATCTGCAACCTGAAGGCCAATACTATTGATTTCCACTAGTACGAATGCATCATTATACTCTTTTGCCCAACGATATATTTCTGTTGGATACAGCAGAGGGGAAATCTTATTGTTTCTATACTTTGCAACATGAACGTATGGAAGAGAAGTCACGTCTATGATTGAGAAGCATGAGTAGTCCAGTTCCTGACCTTCGGCAACGTCTGCCGAAAGAACATAGGTATGTCCCTCTTGTGGCTTGTGGTAGATATCCATGTCACCTTCGCGCTTGATAGGTTCTTCCATCAGGCTCATAAGTTGAGTGATCTTGCTTCCGGTTATGAGTGTAGAAGAGCTACCGATGAATTCTGTATTATGTGAAATTACGCCATTTGAGTAATATGTGGAATGCTCGGATACTCCGACAGGATCGTATACATCGAATATACCGTCTTCATACGTTATATTAATTATACTTTTTCCAGTTATAGTATTTTCTTTCGTGATTACTTCGGCTTTCAAAAAACCTTTTTCTGTTAAGAATGCGTGACCACCAGAGCACTTGATGATGGTACCATCATCAAAAGAGAATGTATACAATCTATCAGTTTGTTTTTTCAATACTCCAGAAAATGATGAATATCCTGTTGGAGTTTTAATTTTGTATCTTGTATTTTGCCTATACAACTTTAGATATTCCTTTTATGATACGATATATGTATTGCTCAGACACTCCATATACTTTACTGAAGTAACTCGAAAAGCCTCTTTCATAAGTATAAGCTCTGCCATTTCTCATAATCTTTCCTATTCTTAAATCGTCTATATCGGGTCTTGCGTAATACAATTCACGTAATTTTATTGCTTCATCATCTGATATTTTATTGTTTCTCTTTCTAGATGCATTTTGAGATTTCTTACCTTCTTCAGTCAGATTGAGTTTTCCTCGCTTTACACCTTTGAACTTACTAGGTGTTCCTTTCTTCACTCCTCCTATACCCGGTCTCCTGACACCTTTCTGTATGGATGATATGTAGTTTGGTGGTAAACTCATTCTTTTCGCGATCATCACACATGCACCATAGTCCCCGCGTCTATAGTGTTCTTCATAATGTTCCTTGATACTTAACGCGACAAGATTTGATGGATCGTTATTTAATCTGTTACCATCCTTGTGGTGTACCTCATAAGTTCTTCCTTCTTCATCTTTTGGTATTGGACCAAAATTCTGCTCATAAATTTTTCTATACGTATAACTTCTGGACATACTTGTTCCTCCTATACCTTATTTAGTATATTCCGAGAAACTCTGTCTTAAACTAAATTATACAATTCACCAATAGTTATGGTTTTATATTCATTAGTGATAGTATCAAATATATCTATTGGTGTATCTTGGTGCAGGCAGTTAAACTCTTGATTGAACTGTTCCTCAGAAGTGTTTCGGATAGTCTGTGCTTTCCATGCTTCATCTCTGCCGGGAACTGCCGACCAGTGAACTTCGATTGGAATATAGTC